CCTGAAATTGAAGCTAAAGTGGAATAATCTGCATCAGAATCAAACTCGTCATTATAAATACCCGTCGCAATGGTGCTCACCAAATACGGCGTTTTAGATCTGTCCGGCATATAATATATTTACACCAAAAACTAGAAACCTTCGCTCATTAATTTTTTAGCTTTTTCATGATTGGGGTGATTCGGATCATGAATAGGCAAAGGGTCCTCCATACTAATAGTTCTAGAGCCCTTGGTAGTACGCTTAAACTCTTCGCGAAGTTTTTGCTTTAATCTGGCTAACACGCCATCTGGAAAAACTCCTACTTTCATAGCTAAGGCCTGCAAGTCACTCAAATTAGACCCCTTCAACTCTTCCTCAAAAATATTAGGATCATTCGTCCCAAACGGATTAACCGTTTTAATCCCCAGCACTTCCTCAAGCTTTTTTACCTTCTCTATGGCACTATCATCTAGTTTCCCTGTGGTGAAGTTTTGGAGATCTTCCAGAGCGGGCTTTGGGGTCTTGGGGGCACGCTTGGCTGTAGAGCGTTTTACGGTCTTTTTCTTAGTTTTCTTTTTCGCTGCCATGGTAATATATTACAACTAAAAAAGCATTTTTCCAAAAAAAAAACTCCGCTCCTCGAAAGGAGCGGAGTTGAATCAGTATGATACCGATTACATAATCAAGCCCACTAAGGCTCTGTTGTCCAAGACCATACGTCCCTCTTCCAATGCACCGTAATAACCGATTCTCTGCTGTCTATTAGAGAACTGATCATCAGCGACCAAATTGAATTGAGATCCAGTTTCGGAATCTACAGCAATAGCGCGAATCATCGCGTCACGACTGCGATCAAGACCAACAATGATTTCCTCGGCAGCGCCATCGAAGGCACTGGACGCCGAGGTAGAACTGTTATTGAGATAATCAGTAGTACCAGCGACTGTATCGAAGACGTCATTGAAACGCTTGCCAACACCTAACTCAAGGACTTCCATGATAGCTACGCCAAAGAATTCAGTTAAGCCGCTCTGGCCAAACACTGAATTTCTGACGGCGTCAGTGGCAGGAATACCTGCACCACCAGCGCCATCCGTAACAGCTGAAGCTGCACCAGCTGCACCAACGGTGCTTACCGGATTGTAAGCCATAGCACGGATCTGCTCAACCACTTCAGGTGAAACCAGAAGATCAGTCAAGGCCTTACGGGCACCAGCAGGTGTACCACCGGACCATGAAGCATTAACTCTCTTCATCTTGGTGAACAACTTGTTCAAGTCGTCAATCAAGAAACGGTTAGCCTGAGCAGTCCTAAACACGTTACGGTTTTTAGCACCAAATGTCGCATTACCGTTTGTCGCGTTCGCTAGAGCTGTCATCAAGAGGTTGGAGGATGTTCTTTCCTGTTTAAGGAGAACTTCCTGTGCCACCCGAGTAAAAGTTTTACCAATCACATCAAGTCTAGAGCGGGAAGCGTACTTTCTATCGAAAGACACCGCGCTATCCAAGTTATAAGTAGCGAACTTCAATTCGGAGGCTGTGGGTTGAATGTAGTTGGTCGGAAGACCTCCGGCCACAGATTGACTGTAGACCCGAATGTAATCCTCATCAAAAACATCGTAATACAAATCCAACGGAATAGAAGGATTGTCGTCTGCGTTATATTCTAACGGGGTGAACAGATTGCTGATCGTCGGAGCATTATTGATAACCTCGGCCAAAACCGGACCAATAAACTCGGCTAACGCAATTTGAGCAGCGTAAGCGGTATCTCTATTACGAGACCCCATTGCTTTCACCAGTTCGACTTGCTCATCGGTTCTTTTTAATGTAATTTTCATTATATTATATTAATTCCTTTCTAATTTAAGGGTTATGCAACATCCAATGAGCTGCTACAGTCTAACTGAATCAACGCGTACTGTGCAGTACCCGTACCAGCGAATACGTCCGACTGACCGTTCTGAGAGGTTCTATTGCCAGTCGCCAAAACGTGACCAACAATAGCAGCCGTCAGATCAACCAGTCCCTCCTTAGTATAGCCGGTCAATTTGCCCGGATTGTCGGGAGAAATCCCAACAACATTACCCGGAACAACAGAACTGCCTACAAGTTCGTAAGCTGACTCGTCAAAGGTAAATAAGCCCCTCGTCGCGACCGGGCAAGCCTGACCGCTAAGAACCGCCTGTAATTCATCCTTCTTGACTGGATTGTAGAGAAGTTTTTCTCCATTCTCGTCGTTCTTAATCGTTTGATTAAGAGTGACGCCTAAAACCGCGGCTCCAGTAGTAGCAGCGACAAATCGTAAAGGCACCGTCGGATACTTGTCAGCACCCAAAAACGGATAATCGGTTTTACCCAAGTAATCACTTCCGATAAGATCGAAAGTATCTTGGTTCATATTACCGCTCAATACCTTTACCATTACGCCGTTACTACCGTTTCCGTTGCTTGACGGATTGTCGTCTACAACCTGATTTGCAAACAGGTTGACGACATCCGTTTCGTTATATTGCCTAAATGGGTATAATCTAAGTGCCATAGTAGTTTTTAGTGTTAATAGGTTATTGAAATATTTTCAGTATTAAAAGCCTTCCTGAACTGATCGCTCAAGGAGTCTTCCGTGGAAGAAGCTTCGTTGTTGTTAGCAATGCTAGAGTGTGGTACTTCAACATTGTCAACTACATCTTCAACGCCTTCATCAGTTGCAGCAGCGGCCTCTGTAACGACAGCGCGCACCTCTTGCGAAGTGGTGGCCAAGCGTTTTTCAAGCTCCTCCTGAACCTTTGCCTCAAATTGCTTTTCCTGCTCCACTTTAAAAGCTTTACTTTTATGTTGAAGCAACGATGACAATTTAGATTGATAATCTTCAAAAGCGGCGTCCGAAGCCTCAAGGATCTTCACCTCATTCGCCAAGACAGTCCTGTCTTGATCCGAAAGATCGTAAAGCTCATCGATAGCTTCCATCCGACTATTGAATAACTGTTCTGCCGCAGCAGTGCTGATGGAAGATTCTAGCGAATTAATTTTTTCGTCAGCTTCTTCCAGCTTCTTCTGAAGCTCTTCGATCGAAGATTTAGCTTCTGTCGCATCCTTCTCAGCCTGAGCCTTTGCAGCCTCAGCGGCTCCTCTTTCAGCATTCCAAGCCTCGTCTTTCTCACGAATCTTATCGATAACATGAGATGCAACACTGGCTACAGCCTCCTGAGTGAATTCAGCATTGTCCGCTAACTTCGAATCGAGCATCTTCTCGAACTCGGTTTTGAACTCTGTAATATCCATAGTATTAGTATTTTTTACATTATTTATTCCACTTTGTGAAATTTTTAAAATATTATTTTTAAAATTCTTTTCTTCTTCTTGGGCATCTCGGTGATCATTTACCTCTAAATCAATATTTTTCTGCACAATCAAACCACTTACCTCTGCAGCCGGATTGGTGGTAAAACCAATCCCCAAAGGAAAAACATCTCCAACCACTAGTCTATAAATGGGGGTGCCATCCTTTAATGTACCGGCCCCCTCAAAAGCTTTCAAATGATGCTTCATTTCGTTAATGTGGGTGGGGTCAGTGATAATTTCAGCGTCTTTTAGGTTTTTGGATCCCACAGCTAAAACAAAATCATTAAATCCTAGCTCCCAGCTGGCTGAAATTTGTTTAAAATAATCACTATCTTCGTCACTAGACTGCAACAATACATCTGCAAAATCCTTATTTACAGTCTTATAAATAACAGCCGCCAAAGATATATAATAGGGGTCTTTGGTGGCAAGAGCGGCTGCATTTCCTATAATTTTATTTTTGTCTGCGTCCGTAAACCCTGCATTAACAATATGCCCCACCACTTTTTGTTTCTTATGCTCTATATTGGTGGGTTTGTTCACAAAATATTCTATAAGGTCAACAGCTGTCTCCGAATCAATACCATCTCCATTTCTATTGAATTTATTAACGACAGCAGCATTAAAAGCAGCCCCAACCAAATCAATATTTCTCTCTAAATCTATTGATTTGGGTATAAGTGGACGAAGATTCTCTAAAGAGGCTAAACTTATATTAAGCTCGTTTTCCAGATCGGTTGTCGCATAAATATCAAAACTATACTTTGTTTTATATTTGAAGTTATCCGCCATATGCATAAACAAATTACACTTAATTATTTAGCAAGAGAATTTTTTCTACTATGGTACAAAATCGCCGCTGCGTAATCGTCCAACTCGTGCGCCGTACTGACGTCTAAAACTTGTGGCATCGGAGACAGTTTCGTCAGTTTTTGGGGGTCGCTTAAGCATTCTTTGCCAATCTTCAACCAATCCTTTCTTTCTTTAGCCACAACCACCGATTCGCATACCCTTTCCAACATTTCCTTCTGGTTTTTATTCAGCCGCTTTTTCTTAAATACCTTTTTCGCTTCAGCAGTAATAGAGATATAAAGCTGGTCGGCATTATCCACTGTCTCCTTTATGTTTTTAAGCGAGTAGGTGGCTTTATTGAAAGTTTTAGCTCCCGGTGGCCTTCCCGGACGCCCAGCGCTCTTGGCCGCATCCTTATTCCCTTCATATTGCCGACGTTTCTCTAAAAGCTTTGCGCCTTCCGGATGTCGAATTTCTTCTATTTCCTCCTCCTCCTCGAAGTCCATAGGAACCGGTGTCCCACCCACAATAGGATTGTAATATCCTTTTTGACGATCCTCCACAAACTTCTCTTGAGCCTCGTCGAGTTCCTTCGGGGTAGGGAACACCCCTGTTTCAATAACCTTGATTCCTTCGTTCGGCGGTAATACACCCAACTCCATCATGCGAGTAATAACTCTTTGCACTTGAGTTTGGTCTTGCAGGTCAATGGTCTCAAATTTAGCCGTTGGCGTACTTTTGAAGCCGTAATTTTTACAAAGTTGTTTTATCTCCGGCTGCAAAAAGGTGTTTAAAAAGGCGTCGCGAGACTCCTTAAGTCTCTGTAAAAACATTTGGGCTTTAACTTCTGTGCTTGCAAATTTTTCTTGATTCAGAATAATGTTCTGTAATCCTTCTTTAATATCTTGGTTGACCACTTCGTATTTTGCGGGACCAATAACTCTTTGAATATCAGGAATGATAAATTCCGCCTTAGTTGTNTAATCGCTCACAAGAATGCGTCCCACGCTTTGGTTTTGAAAAAGAGACTGCATAGCTCTTATATTCCGGGGGTTAACTCCCCCTTTGTCCGGCGTCGTCCCCATGGTGATCATAAGAACCACATTTTCTATAGTGCGACAAATGGATTGATCAATTTTTTTCATTTCCATCTTAAACTCTATATCGTCTAAAACCGGAAAACCAAAAGGAATGGCAAATGGTTCGTAGTCCTGCTTCTTATAAAAAGCATACTTTAGTCTTTTGGGGTCAAGGTCCACCCTCAATCCGCTCATTGACCAAGAATCATTCTTGATTTTCCTTTGGATATCAGGATCTAACGCTTCGTATAACTCTACATCTTCGTCTGTCTTAGGGTTCTTAAGTCTTTCTGCTTCGTACTCACTTAACACTTTCGCATATAGCCCTATATCAAAAGAGGTAGCACGTTTAGCCACTATGTCAAAAGGATTTAAAAGTATATAACGAACTGGCAACTTATTAGTCTTCAAGCTTAACCCCAAATTTCTTACTTTAGAAAAATCTTCAACATTTATTTTACCCTCAATGGTGTACAAAAACACATTGCCACTTCTATAAAACTCTCTAAAAAACTGATCCTTTAAATTCCAAATTTTAATTTTCTTCAACCACGCATTAACAAAGGCCCTAGACTTCGCGTTTCCCCCTTCAAGGTACATGGTCGAATTAGCAAAATCAGCCATCATATCAATAGCGTTTCTAAAGACCGCTATATTGCAATAAGCCTTTTGGGCAAGCTCTATAGCGTCTCGAACATTNACTCCATCTAAAGCGTATTCATANGGCAACATTCCTGCCCGAATGTTGGCGTACTTAAACAGCTTTGGGGCAATAGCAATGTTATTGCGACGAGTGCCCGTGCTCGCACTAGGCCCTCCTGCACGAGCATACGCCTTAGACTCATAATTATAAAAAGACTCCCCTATCAGCTCTGGTTTATAATTAGGCATAGTACCTCCTTGGGTATACGAGAACTCTTCAGCTCTTCGCTCCTCTTGGGCTTTGAACTTATTCCAATAATCTGATCTTTTGGTATATCTTCTTTTTTCGGCCATGTTAAAAATAAATTACACTTAAAGTTAATAAAGTGACTTTGAAAGTTACTATTCCTCTACATTATAAACTCTGGGACAAAGGTTTCTATAACATCTTCAACNTTGTGCTCTTGAGCGTCCAAATAGACTTTGGCCATCCAATTGGCCAAAACAAGAGCTGAATAAGAGTCTTTGCGCGCTTTATCTGGCCCTGTTTGCCTGCGTAAATTAGGAGGCAAATCAAAGGTTTGAGTTCCCTGTGCTGTGGTGGTTATTTGTATGAGAGCGCATTCGTTTTTAGTAAGGTCAATCATATCGGATTGATGCTCTATGAAATCGATCATTTTAGCAGCTGGGCTTTGCTTTAATTCTTCAGCTGCACGTAAAAACTTGATATCTGCTATAGGAATATTTTTGCGTCTTTGCCTCATATAAGAATCGTCTATGGCCCGACTCCC